CTTCTTTAGTTGTTGGTATTTCTTCTCCCGGTAAAATTCTGTGTCCATATCCACCCGTTTGAAAAGACTCGGTTACATTGTTATAACTTAAATTGTAAGGCTCTAACCTGAAACCTTCATGTTCTTTGATGCGTTCTTTCCATACATCAATCAAATTTAAATCTGTTATTTCCATAATAATATAAAATTTTTACTCCTAATTTTTTTTGTTCAGACGTAGCTTTTCTATTAATCCTTTTCCCTTTATGTTTGCCTGTCAGTCGCAAGGAAACCGTTTTAACGTCTATAAGTAAAACCTCTTTTTTTTTTGGATGCACAGCAACCAAATCAACAGGAGAGGTTACACTCAGACGAAAGAAAACATAATAACCTTTGTCTGATAAATATTTTGCGCTAGCCAACTCAGAAGAAGTTCCCTTCTGGTGTTTTTTATTCAAGTAAGTGTGCTTCTTAGTAATAAAATAAGATTGGTGAACACAGCAAATCCAACTGTCCAAATTATGTAATTAATAGTTTTTATTGATTTCTCGATATGAAATAAATGATTCTCTTTAATTACAGATATATCTTTTTTAATTAATGCGATCTCTTTATCTAATTTATTAATTAAATCCTTGTTCGTCTGTGCAGTTGCTTTTGCCATAGTAATACCTCAATATTTACCTTCTATAATTTTTTTTATTTTTAAATTACCTTCTGCGTCTGGCTCTAATTCTGCTTTGACCAAACCACATTCATAGCGAATAACATTTGTTCTATTGTCCGCTAAATTTCTCTCTGCTTCTCTTTTTAATTTTAGGCAATTAGACATACCATCGGTAAGCATATGTCCATCTAATGATGAATTAACAAACATACAAAGTGCGAATACTGTTTCAACTACCATTTGCTCTAACCTTATCTTTTAATTTTTCTATATCTTGTAATGCTTTGTTCATATCTGTTTGAAGTCTTGTGATATTAACTTTGTTATGACTCATATCTGAAAGTTGTTCTTGTATTTTTTCTACTTGACCACTTATAAATTCAAGCAACATATACTGCTCTTGATCAACAGGTGTTTGCTCGGCTTTTTTAAGTAAATCAGCAGACATCAGCTCCCTGCTTGTTTCAAGTGAAATTAATCTATTTGTAATTTGTGAATACATAAGCACCACAGTTCCAACCATAACTATAATAGCCACGAGGTTGGCAATTGGCATGGAAAGTTTTGATTTATCTGAAATAGATATTGTTTCGTTTTTCATTTACCACAAGTACACATTTCTTCGTTGCCACCGCAATCTTCACAAGGAATACAATCACAATATAATTCTTTTCCGCAATCACAAAAATGTTTAGGCATTGTTACTATCCCATTCATCTTGTAACTCTTTTAGTTTTGCGTTTACTTCTTCTTCACTAGGAAGTTGAGTAACTGGATTATCTACAATGTTTCCATCTATCCCAACTTTTTCAGAAAGTTTTAAATTAGCATAAATTTTATTTTTACTATCTGTCCATGTAAACCATTGATTACCATGCATAACACATAATGCTTCCTCAATATGGTCTGGTCTTTTATATCCTCTAATTGTCATTGTGCATCTCCAAGTCTTTCAAATAAAATGTAAGTTCTATTTTGTGATGTTGAGCCATTTGTATAAGCATCACTTGCATTAGATATAAACAATCTTACTTTGAAATTTGACGCTGTTCCAGTAACATTAAGTAAACAATGACAACTACCAGAACTATAAACTGTAGAAGTATATTCTTGTAAAGTTGGATAACCTTTAGCTGTTGTTGACCAGTTACTTCCACCATCTGTAGAAATTTGTATAACTTGTTCTAAAGATGGATTTTCTCCATTTCTTCTATGTTGAGAATTAAAAGTAATTTTGTATAAACCTGTAACTGCAAAAGTCCAAACCCCAGAACTAAAAGATAATCCTGTTCCAATTTTTTCGTGATTATCAGTATCGCATCTTTCAAAACTTTGTGTTATTGGTTGTGCATCTTGTGTAAAATCAGCTACTAATCTCCACATATCTACTTCAGATAATCCACTACTAATACCAGTTAGATTAGCACCATTTATTGCAGGTAAAGTACCTGTCAAATTTCCTGCTGTGAGGGAAGTTAAATTTGCTCCGCTTATTGCAGGTAAACTTCCAATCCCTGTGCTTCGTACTGTTGTTAATGCCATTCTATGCTCCTATGTAATTAATTTATATCCTAAAAATACTGGTTTTTCTATTGATGTGGTTGCACTACCTGTTACATAAGCATAAGATTCTATGTAATCGCCAACAGATAAATCAAATATATAATTATACATTCGTGCATCGTTTCTATGACCTGTAAATTGTGAACTTCCAAATTCAGCTTGTATGCTTCCATTTTTATAAAATGCAAAACCACTTCCTGTTTGATCATTTGCTGTACTTCTGTGCATTCCTTGAAAACTAAAATAATATTTTCCTGCTTTTCCTGATGGAACAGTAAATCTACCATTTGATGGATCATACGAATTATCTGTATCTATTACTTCAGGAGCAATTACTTTTGTTAAACTTGTTCCTACTGCAAGTTCACTAGTAGTAAATGCTAAAAACATTGGAGTATTAGTAATACCTAAATTATTAGAAAAAGTACCACTACCATTACTAGAGATAATACTATTGCCACCTGCATCTTGAATATCATTAACACGAATTATAGAACTCATTTACCTATACCTTTGGGTTGTCTGCTTTTACTTTTGCAATTCTTGTTTTCCACGCATCCATGTCTTTATAGATTTCATCTAATTGATCTCCTATATCGCCATATTCTGCTTTACGAGTTGCTCTAATTTGATTGTTTTGCTCTTGCTTGTCTGCGTCTGCTTCATAACTTGCAAGTTGCTCGTCAGTTGGTTTTGCTATGCCAAGATTCCATTCTTTGATGTAAGCTCCCTTACCATCTGAATCATCTTGCAACCTAACATCTGTCATGAAATCTACTGAAGCTACACCATTAGCTGTGCAATACATTTCTATTTTTGTACTTAATTGTGCCATTATGCACCTCCTTTAAAAATTCTTATTATGTTATATGTCCGCTACTTTAATAAATTGTGCTGATGTTCGAAGTCTGTTGCCATTACCATTTACTTGACCACCATTATCTTCATAATAAACTGTAAATCTAACTTTATCATTTGAAGTATCTTCTACTTTTAAAACAGTAGATACTTGCGTTACAAAATTTCTATTACTAGATTGAACACCTGTATTAGAATCTATTGCGTCAGAATAACTAGAATTGTTATCTGTGCTTTCAACATAAAAATAATATTGTCCTGCACCAGATAAATTTCCATTTAATTTACCCATGACTAAATAATAACCTGTGGCAGCAAAAGTAAATACACCACTACTTTCTGTAACTGCTGCATTAGATGGATTAACAATTAATCTACCTGTGATATTAGAATTAGTCCAATATCCAGTAATAGTTGTTCCAGTATTAGATGAAATACTTTGATTGTTGTTTGCATAGAATATAGACATTCTAAAATCATTTGTTAAAGCTGCACCACCAAAACCTGTCGCTGTTCCACTATTTGCAATTGTAACACCAGAAGGTATGGCTAGTGTATCGCCAGATTGTCCAAGTGTGATTGTGCCTGTTCCTGTTCTTTTTAATATTGTATCTACTTTTAATGTACTCATTTTATGTATCTCCTAATCTCATGGATATAAGTCCACTAAATGATGATGCATCTCCATTAAGAGTAATAGCTTGTCTACTATGTACTTGAAGTTTAAATTTTACATTTGAAGTGTCTGTTACATCTATTAATCCAAAAACATTTGTTTGTGTTGTTGTATTATCACTTTCTGTTTGTTGAACAAACCCAGATCCCATACCCATAGTATTGTAACTTGAATTGTTTGTAGTTACTTGTAAAGTTGTGTTTATAAAACGACTATCTCCACCTAAAACCCATCTAAACCAAGCATGAACATAATAAATACCTGTCTGTGGAAATGTCCAAATTCCTGATGACTCAGACATAGAACTTCCTAACTCTCCACCTGCACCACCATAATCAGTTTGTTGAGTCCAACTTCCTGTTATTAGTGTAGTAGTATTTGCAGTAATTGATTTGTCAGAAGAATATTTCCAATAGTCTGCATTTGAAAGACCTGAAGATAATCCGCTTACTGTTGCACCTGTAACATCTAGAGTGCCACCAGAAGCTACATCAAGTGTAACTCCACTCGGTACTTGAATTGTATCTGAACTATCTCCAAGAACAACATTAGTTCCACTTGCAGGAGAAAGTTTGTTAGCTTGTATTTCACTCATTATATCACCACCAATGTTGAATTTGCAGGAACTGTTAAAGTTCCATTTATAGTTACGACCCCAACAAGCATAGCATTACGACCACTTGTAATTGTAAGATCAGTATAGCTTGTAGGATTTTCTAAATAGAATGTGCTTGAAAGTTTACTTGTTGCAACTGTACCATCTGAAGGAGTACCAACATCTATTGATTGTCCTTCAGCTATTATGAAATCAATATTACTAGAATCTACACTAACTCCGTTAAAGTCTATGGTTGCACCAGATACAGTATAAGCTGTTACTGGCTCTTGAATAACACCTAGCACACTTACTAAAATATTTTGTGCTGACGATGGCGAAAAGTTTTGCGAGTTATGTTGTAAAGTATAACTTGTTGCAGGAGAACTTCCTGTTACTGATAAAATCTTTCTATCACCTATGTTTAAATCTCTGCCTATGTAACTCATAATTTATCCATTTCTTCTTTTATTTTTGTCCAAGTTAATTCTGTGTGTGGACAAGTGTTAGTTGTAATAGAAAATCCATTTTCATCTATACCTGTACTCCAATTAACTTTTTTATAATCTTCTTCAGTTTCAATTTCTCCAACAAAAGATAAATAAGTTTCTGGTCTAATATTTCTCACTGCTGTTAAAAATTTTATACTCATGCCGCAATCTCCATTAAAGTAAATTGTGATGGAAAAGAGCCATTTTGAAATATTGCAGCTTGGTTTCCACTTTGTGTTTTAGCAAAAGCTGTGTAAGTAATTGCTGATGTTGTATTATGACTTGTATCTAAAAATTGAAATGAACTGTGCATTGATACGTTTGTATTAACACTAGCGGCATTTGATATAAAATAAGTAGAATAACTTTGACCAGTGCCAGATTTTTCTTCAAAAGCATCACCTGTAGCACCGCCACTTCTAGTTACCTTACAAGAATAACCCCATTCATAGTTATTTGTAATAGTATGACCTCTAGCTTGTAGTTTAAACATTCCAAATATTTTTGAGTTTGTAGCACTTGGTGTAATTGCACAAGTTAAACCAGTTGTTAGATAACCTTGATCTTGAATAGTAGTTTGCGTATTGTAATTAGTATGTTGAACTTGCAAAACTTTACCTGCACTAATATTTGTTAAGGCACTTCCATTAAGAGCAGGAAGTGTTGTTCCACCTAAATTAGCTGCGTCTATTTTTGTAAAAGGCATATTATGGTTTCTCCCATACTGTATGTGTTAAGTTACCTTGCTCATCTCTAGCAAGTAAATCGTCATAGTCTGTTTCAGAATAATCTTGAGGTATGTTGCGAAGATTTTGTCTGTAAGTAGATTGTGCTTCTGTCATGTTACCACGCAATACCCACCAATCAGTTTCTTTTAAAAAATCTAATCTTGTTTGTTTTATAGCAATTAATTTTCTATTAGCTTCATCATCTGACCACGCTTTTTCGTTTGCATCTATAATTGCTTGTTCTTCTGATGTAGCTTCTCTTATTTCTCCATTATAACTTATTTTACTCATTAGCTGTCTACCACTCCATAAATTGAATATTTTGCATTATCTATTGTTCCTGTGCTTGGATAAATTTTAAAACCATCATTATTTTGTCCATCTGATCCATCAACCCAAACACTACCTTTAAAGCTATGCCATTTATCAGCAGATGGTTTATAAAAAGCTGTACTAATATCCATAATAGTATTTTTTGTTGCATCTTTTGGAGCATAAACTGTAATATCAATCGCTGTTGTATGTGATGCAGTATAAGATGATCCATCTGTTAAATAAAGTATACTAGAGTTCCAACCAGAATAATCACTTGAACTACCACTACTTGATGTTCTTGTTGCTTGTGTGTATGCAAATCTATAGCTGTCCTCTTGGTCTGAGCTTGATTTTCTTAAAACCATTCTAGTTTCTG